TGACATATTCATTTTTAATGAGACTTAAATTTGGGTCTGGAGCTATTATTACCTCCAGACCTAGTGTGTAAGTGCAATGTTACACACTCGAAATTTTTTCATTCATCCTACGCCACAATAAACACCATCCTACGCCACTTGAAAAACATATATAATGGATTGTTTTCTTCCATTAATAAGTATTAAAACTTTAAATTGTACATTTTTAAATGTCTTCCGAATGTCAAAATCTAAACGATCACGAGGCTTCTGTTTTACCCTCAACAATCCCAAGCCTGAGTCCGAGCTTACGCTCCGGGTCATTGCAGGCGTTCAGTACCTTGTGTACGGCCGCGAGACAGGAGACTCAGGTACCCCACATCTTCAAGGATACGTGTATTTCACCGACGCCAAGTCATTGGCAGCAGTTCGGCGGTATTTGGCAGGGGCGCACGTTGAGCCCGCCAAAACCATTTCCGCAGCTATTGCCTATTGCAAAAAGGACGGAGATTTTTTTGAACAAGGTACCGCACCCGTCGACCCCCGAGCGAAAGGACAGCTTGAGATCGAACGTTGGAATCGAATCTGGGAGTCAGCTATCTTGGGGGACATCGAGAATATCCCCCCCGACGTACGCATCCGTTACTATGGAACCCTCGGCCGTATTAAACGAGACTACATGGTCCCACCCGGAAACATCGACTCCGTATGTGGAACATGGATCTATGGTTCTTCGGGGGTCGGCAAAAGCCACTCCGTACGTGCTTTGTTCCCAGAACTCTACTCGAAGAATGCTTCGAAATGGTGGGATGGTTATCAGAAGGAGGACACTGTTCTCCTTGACGACATTGGAACGAGTGAAGCCCAATGGGCTTCCAGATTCCTCAAAATCTGGGCCGATAAATATTCATTCATTGCTGACGTTAAAGGCGGGTCGATTTGTATTCGACCGAAGCGGCTTATCGTCACATCCCAATATACTATTCGGGGATTGTTTACCGACCCCGAGACCGTGGATGCCCTCGAACGACGATTCACTGTAATTCACAGAATTTCACAAGAAGAAACTTTAGTTATTAATTAATAAAACTTACTTATCAAACAATGACCCGCAGGGCCCCCGGAGGGCAATCTCCACTATCATTTTTAGAGGGCGGATTTTCAAGCGTCCCCGGAGGGCGATGCGCTGAAAATCCCCCGACGCTCTGCCCGACACAATAACTTTATAATTTTAAAAATACTTTATTTAAGCTGCATTAGTAGCAGCAAATACATTTACTGGTTTTCCATCTTCATCATTTAAGTCCCAAACTGCAGCAGGAGCTGTGCCACTTAGAGCATTATTTTGAAACATAATGCGTGGTGGTTCTGCCGTACATGTTTTATATTTATATTTTGTAGTAGTGATTCCTACAATTTTGCTAGGAGCATATCCTACTAATGTAGCTGGACCGTGAGTTTGTACTAGATCGAAGTCTACTGGACAGCCTCTCATAGTTACGAGAAAAGATATAGTTACATCTTTTATTGCTGCATATGAATAAAGAGTACTTAAATCAATTTCTTTGTTTACAGTATGACTGAAAGTGTGTCGTTGTGTGATACCAGCTGCCATTACTATTTGTTTTTTAGCTGCAATTCTCCAACGATCTGTAAAGTATTTGCCCTTTGGGCTACCATCGGGCATATAATTGCCTACATTAGTTGCTCCTCTAACAGGACCAGCGTTTTCGTCTAGTGCAGCTTCCCATGCAACATCAGGAGCTGTATAACTTTCCATATTTTTTCTTGCTACACACATATAGATATGTACAATTAAATTTCCTTGTTCTTGATTTGTGAATTCAAATGCTCCTGTTATTCCACCGTATAGCATTTTACCGTTTAATGTTGTACTTTGTAATTGTGGATCTAGAGCTATAAATCCTGCAACTGCGTTGATGTATGGGTTTTGAGCGAGAATTTTTAGACCGGCACATGTTCCGAATGATTGTAATTCGAAAACTTTTTGTCGATTTAATTGATTAGTTCCTGGGACCGTTCCAGTAGAACTTGCAAAACTGAATTTATCAGCTTGTTCAAATGTATTAAAGTAACTAGTGTAACTTCTTCCTTTTTTGTATTTTGGATATTTATGTAGTACAAGAAATTGATGAGATCTTTGTATTCCTTCATCGGGTCCGGTATTTTTTGGTCTTCCTTTCCAAACCGGTCTCCGTGTAAAAGGTGTTTTTTGTTTTCGTACTTTTTTGTATTTACGTTGAATATCTTTGATTTTGTTTACTGCTGTTCTACCAGTGTCAACAGCACCTTTGAAGTATTTGACATTTTTAGGCGTAATGTAGTTTGTTGCTTTACGTTTCCATCCTTGATAAGACATTAATAATAGGAATTGACATATTCATTTTTAATGAGACTTAAATTTGGGTCTGGAGCTATTATTACCTC